TTTTTCACATCGTTCTCAGGAAAAATACTTAGTGCACCAGGATTAAAGCTTGGTCCTAAGATTTTCCAATTCATAAAAACTTTTACATCTAATGTACAAGAATATAATCTTCGTACAGATCTATTAGCTAATGGATGGGACGGAGTGATGCCTGTTTCAGCTACCCTTACTGTCAATTCTGGCATATATATTTGGTCTAATTCTACTTCTACTGCAGCTTTCAATACTGGTACAATTGTATCTAATTCTATTATATCTATTATTAATAATGGCTATATTATTGGTAAAGGTGGCAATGGCGGTTCTGTTCCAACATCTAATAGAACAGGAAGTGCTGGACTAAACGGTGGCCCAGCTATGAATATTAATTATCCAGTTTCTATTACAAATAATTCATATATTGCCGGAGGTGGTGGAGGTGGGGGATCAGTTCGTGGTGATGATTCAACATCATCTACTGGCGGCGAAATTATTAGAGGAGGCGGAGGCGGCGGGGCCGGCGGCGGAAATGGTTCAGGCGGGGCAGTTGGAGGAAGCGTAGGTAGCACCGGTTCTAATGGAAGTACATATCATGGTGGTGCTGGCGGTCGAATATTACCTGGCACAGGAGGTTCCGCTTCTCAAGTTGGACCTGGGCCTGTTGTTTTTAATGGAAAAGGCGGTGGTGCTGGTGGTAGTGGTGGTGCTATAACTGATTGGGCAGCATATATGCCTCCACAGATACTGGTTACAGGTGGTGGTGGTGCTGGTGGCGGCGGAGGATGGGGAGCTTCTGGTGGAGGATCCCATTATGCCGCAACTGGAGGAACTGGTTATTATACAATACCTGGTGCAGGTGGATCTGCAAATAATAATGGCGGCACTGGTTCTGGTTTAACTAGTCCCGTGTACCCTAATATTACAACAGCGTCAGGAGGTGCTGGCGGTAAAGCAGTTAATCTTAATGGTAATACAGTAACTTGGGTCGCAACAGGTACAAGATATGGAGCAATAAGCTAATGCCTTTCTTTACTTCATTTTCAGGTAAGATCTTAAGTGCGCCAGGTTTAAAACTTGGTTCAAGATTATTTCAATTTGCAAAAACTCTTTCATCTAATGTACAAGAATATAATTTAAGAAATGATCTGCTAGCTAACGGTTGGGATGGTGTTACACCGGTTGATGCACAAATCACAGTAAATTCTGGTGTATATGTTTGGTCAGATAATATAAGCACAGCAGCATTTACTACAGGATCTCTAGTTGCAGATTCAGTTATATCGATTATTAATAATGGTTATATTATTGGTAAAGGTGGTCATTCTGATTCGTATAACGGCGCATTTAATACATCAACAATTACTTCAGTACAATCTGGTGGACCTGCAATAAATCTCAATTATCCAGTGTCAATCACTAATAACTCTTACATCGCTGGAGGCGGTGGAGGTGGACGAAGCGTATGGGACAATACTTATAATTATGCTTTTAGAGGAGGCGGTGGCGGCGCAGGCGGTGGTAATGGTGGTTATGTTTTAGAATCTGGTCAAGGTCCATATAATATAGCTCCTCCTGCTGGATGGAATACCACAATGCACCCCGGTTATGGCGGTGCAGTAGGAGCTACAGGTACTTATGGCGGTGGTATATCTCATTATTACTTTTCTTTCTGGATTGGCGGTGGTGGAGGAGGCCGAATATTACCAGGTACTGGTGGAATCGGAACAAGAAATATGACATGGTATCTTAGTGGAGGCTATGATATATTTAATAGTGGGTTTGCACAAGGCGGTGGTGCTGGTGGTGGTGCCGCAAATGGATATCCAATAAATAATCCACCTAATGGTGCTGATGGGGGTAGCGCAAATAATCCTGGAGGAACCGGAATTGCAAACAATAGCACTGCAGGCGCTGGAGGCGGTGGAGGCTGGGGTGCATCGGGCGGATCTTCATCAAGCGGTTTATCAGGCGGCGGCGGTGGTAAATGTGTAAATTTAAATGGTAATAGTGTAACCTGGTTAGCAACAGGAAATAGATATGGAGCAATTTCATGACAACAAAATACGCAGTATTAAATCCAAATGATGGATCATATACATACTTTGAAACAGAACAAGAAGCATTAGATGAATTTTATCTTAGATTAGTGCAACACGCACTTCCACATTTTCATAATATTACTCATAGTATAGTAACAATTGATGAGAATGGGGCAGAAACGTGGACAACGCCTGACGGAAATATTTTAGAAACGCCACAGGATAATTATCAAGACTTATCTGTTGCTATGGAAAGAGCAAGAGCAATGTTGGATAAAACACTTTCTTAATGGCAACACTTGAAAAAATAGTTGAACATAGATTGACTATATGTCAAAACTGTGATAAAATGACAGACAAACATACTTGCTCTGAAACAAAAGATTTATTATTAAATATGGTTATAATAAGATCAAATAAATGTCCACTGAATAAGTGGTATAAACCATTTAATGGTACTCTTCCATTAACCATATTAGGAGACAATAGTGGGACCTGAAATTAGTTTTAATTTAGTAGATGGTGTTTTTGCTAAGCAAATGCATTTTAAATATGCTGGTGATATAATGGAAGGACATCAACATACACACAATCATTTAACATTATTAGCTGCAGGTAAGTTAAAAGTTACTGTAAATGGAAAAACATCAGAATTTACTGCTCCACATATGATTTTTATACATAAAGATCATAACCACGAATTAGTAGCATTAGAAGATAATACTGTGACATATTGTATTCATGCGGTAAGAGATAAAGATAGTGGAGATATTATTGATGGTACTATTTATCCGGAAGGAATAATTAGTACAATGGAAAAACTTACAAAATAAGATATCTATAGTGTATTCTAAATGATTATAAATAATAGAAAGAACAATAGGAAATAAAATGGCTGTTACAACACGACAACAATTAATAGATTACTGCCTAAGAGACTTAGGCGAGCCAGTTGTTGAGATTAACATCGATGATTCTCAAATAGAAGATCGTGTTGATGAAGCACTTGAATACTGGAGACAATATCATTTTGATGGTATTGAAAGAGTTTACTTAAAACAAAAAGTAACTGCATCTGAAATGCTTATGGCATCTCCGATTGCTGGCTTTACACTTAATGAAAAAGTAACTGGTCAAACTTCAGGTGCTACCGCAAATGTAACTCGAGAAATTGATCAAACAATACGAGATTTCAGAGAATCAAGTGGTAATACACTGTTAGTTAAAGATTTTAATGGTGACTTTACTCCAGGTGAAACTGTAGTGGGTGAATCTTCTGGTACAAGTGTAGTATTAACATCAGTGACTAAAGGTACATACGATAACAAATATTTTGATTTACCTGATTTAGTATATGGTGTTAATCGTATTATTCCATTTGCTGCTGCATCAACATCTAAAAACTTATTTGATTTACAATATCAATTAAGATTAAATGATTTGTATGACTTAACATCAGTCTCACTCATCTATTATAAACAAGTAATGCAACACATTGCTTTATTAGATTTAGAATTAAATGGTCATCCAATCTATCGATTTAATCGTATGCAAGGTCGTTTATTCTTAGATATTAATTGGGGCGCAGACATTGCCCTTGGAGAATATATTATTGTTGAATGTTATAGAGCATTAGATCCTGCAGAATGGACTAAAATATGGAATGAACCATGGTTGAAGAAATATACAACTGCTCTTATTAAACGCCAATGGGCAACAAACATTAAGAAATTTACAGGTATTTCATTACCAGGCGGTGTAACACTTGATGGTAATGCTTTATTTGATGAAGCTAATAACGAAATTTCACAATTAGAAGATGAGTTAATTAATAAATCAGCTCCACTTGAATTCTTTTTAGGATAACTAATGCCACGTTCAGTATATTTCAGTCACGGCACTAGGTCAGAACACTTACTACATGAAGATATTATTGTAGAATCTATTGGCATATATGGTCAAAATTTCTATTATATTCCACGAGAACTTGTAGCAAAAGATGAGATCTTAGGTGAAGATAGGCTTTCAAAGTTTAAGAAAGCATTTGCGATTGAAATGTACTTAGAAAATGCAGAAGGATTTGAAGGCCAAGGTGCATTTATACAACGATTCGGCGGTATGATGATGGAACAATCTGCTACATTAACTGTAGCAAGAAGACGTTGGGAACAATTGGTAGGACGATTCGGTGCAACAACAATACCATCACGACCAAATGAAGGTGACTTATTATATTTCCCTTTAACAGATGGTTTATTTGAAATTAAGTTTGTACAACATCAAGATCCTTTCTATCAAATTGGTAAACTCTTTGTATATAAACTTGAAGTTGAACTCTTTCAATATGCTTCTGAAAGAATGGAAACTGGTGTTAAACAGATTGATGACTTCGAAACACTTAAATCATTTAGTACAGATGTTGTAAAGAATGGTACAATAAGAGAAATAAGAGTGACAAACCGAGGTATAGGATATAATACAGCTCCAACAGTTGAAATTTCTGCGCCACAAGCAGCGCAATCTACTGCATTAGCAGTTGGAACTGTAGTTAATGGCGCATTAAACGCTATTGAAGTTACTTATGGAGGTGTTGAATATACATCTACACCAACAGTAACAATTAGTGATCCAGATACAGGATCTGATACTGCAACAGCATTAGCCTCAGTTTCTAACAATAAAGTTACAAGTATATCAATTATAAATCCTGGTTCTGGTTATGCTTCAGCTCCAACAATTACAATTGATCCACCTCCATTATATACAACTGCTTCTGCAACAGCTATACTTGGAGATCAAGCTGGTGTTAACACTACAGAAGTTGTAAGGATTCGTATTGATAATCCAGGATCTGGATATACATCAGCGCCTACAGTCACATTAACAGCAACAGATGGTGGTACACAAGCTACAGCAGTTGCTTATATTGAGAACTTAGATAATCAGGATTCCTTTGGTGATAATAATAAATTTAAAGAAGAAGGTGCTGATATCCTATTCTCAGAAGATAATCCATTCGGAGAAGTTAACTAATGTTAAACGATCAAATATATTACCATGGTGCAATAAGAAAAAGCATTGTTGCTTTTGGTCGTCTATTCTCTGATATTAGAATTCAAAGAGCAAATAATGATGGTCAAGTCGAACAAACAATTCAAGTACCATTAGCATATGCTCCAAAAGAAAAATGGTTAGTAAGAGTAGATGGAGATCCATCTCTAAATAACTATACATATGTTTCATTACCAAGAATGAGTTTTGAAATTGTAAGTTATGCTTATGATCCAACAAGAAAAACAAATAAACTAAATAAGATTACATGTGAGAATTTAAATGGTACTAATAAGAAATCAGTATTTAGTCCTGCTCCATATAATATTGACATTAGTTTATATATTATTACAAAAACACAAGAAGATGGTATGCAAATCTTAGAACAGATCTTGCCGATATTCACACCTGAATACACATTGGCAGTTAATGCATTACCGGCTTTAGATATTGTACAAGATGTTCCTGTGATTTTACAATCAGTACAAGTAAACGACGAATATGATGGTGATTTTCAGACAAGGCGGTTTGTTACTCATACACTGAACTTTCAGTTGAAGACAAACGTTTATGGTTATGTTAATGAACAAGGTATTATTACAACAGTTAATGCTAATCTTTCAGAACCTATAAACACAAAATATACAGCAACCCAGCCTTCGCCTGATGATCCACTCACAGAGAACTGGGAAGCTCAATTTTAATGGCACAAGTTTATTTAGGTAATCCTAATTTAAAAGCAGCGGGTGTAACGGTACCATTTACAGAAGAAGATGTTATAGAACTTCGTAAATGCCGTAAAGATCCGATCTATTTTATTGAGAACTATTGTAAGATTATTACACTAGACCATGGCCTACAACCATTTAAATTATATGAGTGTCAACGTG